CTTCGTTGTTGTACTGGGTCGCGGTCGCATTCGCCGCCCACAGCTCAGGGTTGCCGACGGGGGATCGATCCACCACAGCACCCAGCAGGTCGATGGCAACCTTCTTGATCACCGTCTCGGCATCAGCATTGGCCTTCTCGGCAAACGCCTTCAGATCCAGAGAGAAACTCATTTTCTCGATTCCCCGTAGAAAAAGCAGTTAACCCATAAGCATCTGCCATCACTGACCTCATACGGCGTAACGGGTGCGCAACGCAGCAGCGAGACGCGGATCTATCTGCATGTCGGCGTAACGAATGGCGTGCTGATGTTTGCGGGCGCGCCAGGCTTCATGGGCTTCAGCGGAATCAGTGAAGTATCCGAGGTGTTCGAGCTTGCGCGTGAAAGGGTTGCAGCACCTAGCAAGGAGCTTTCCAGCCTGCCTGTTCCAGGTCACGCCAATCGGATACTCGCCGCGAGCCGCACCGTGGTCGTTAAGGAATGAATTTAACTGGCCCGGCACAAACACGCACGCATCAGGGCCGTAAACCTTATTGGCTGGGCGCAGGATGTCTTTATCTAAATGCCTGCCTTCCCAATCCTGGGCGAGCATCCAGGCGCGGAAGGTCGAAAAATAATGCCATTCTGCCGCGACTGTACAGCCAGCATAGGTTGGGAACTTGACCTGGCGCTTATCCGAGTAGCAGCGCGCAAGCATGTGCTTCCACGCATCATAGAATGGACACATCCATAATGTGCTGCGCCGGCCATTGATCGTCGGCTGAACGCTCACTGGATACCCGGCATCGTTTATCCCGACACCATAAATCAGTCTTTGCTGCTTGCTCATACTTGCACCCGCCTAGCGTCCATCGAAAGGAATGTGGCAGGCGCTGACGAGGCGCTTTTCTGGTGCTCACTAGCAGCTGGCCGCATTATATCCTGGCCTGCACGCTGAAGCCGACGTTGAGGCCGGCGTAATTCCAGGGTTCGACGTTCTGGACGGTGTAGGTGTCGCCGTCGAACAGGATCTTGTCCTGGCTGACTGGCTTGGGCATATCCGCACCGGTCAACAGCACCGGTGAGATCAGTAGCTTGACGTCGCCCTGCTTGATCCGGGAGCCGTCGATATCGCTCTGCTTGTAGGTGTCGCGAAAGCCCGATCCGTCGTACTGAGTGGTGGTTTCCGGCGTGGTACCCGTTTCCGGGTCGTAATCACCGGCCGTGACGCGGACCAGTGACAATTCGAGGCCGTTTCCGCCCCGGCTGCGCGGCGCGAGCATCTCGGCCGCCAGCGCCTTGGCTTCATCATAGATATCGCTCATCAGCTTCGACTCAGTTTGACCTGGCTCGACGACTCAAGCAGGCCGGTGAACTGGGCATAGGACTGGCGAACAGCCGCAGCCTTGGTGACAGTTGAGCTCGCGGCGGCGTATTCAAACTCCAGCGGTCCAACTTTCTTGCGCACTGCCGCGCCTGGCTTGCTCGCAGGGTTGACCAAGTCATCAGCGTAGATCTCGGTGGCCAGAGCCATCTGCCCGGCCTTGATCTGCGCCGGAATGGTGTTGGACGGCAGCGGGAACCTGTTCAGGCAGACGTCATACCGAGGCCACGCCAGTGTCTGAACCGGGCTTACGGTGCGTCCTTTCCATGGCTTCGCGTTCATTTCCAGTGCCGCCCTGCGCAACAGCGCTTCCTGCGACGGCGCATCAGCCGGAATCACCCGGCCGAAGTTTCCCGCATAGGTGACCAGTTCGGCCGCAGTCGCAAAACTCTCGGCACCTGGAACGATCAAACCGGTTTCGATGACGAGAGCCATGGGTTAAACCCCTGCGTCGAGCAGTGCTTGCAGTGCTTCGGCGGTAGCAGCTTCGTCGAAGGAAATACCCTTGTCAGTCAGCTTGGCCTTGAGATCGGCAACAGCAGTACCGGCTTCGTGATCGTCGAGCAACGCCTGCAGCGAGTCGCGCGATGCATTGCCTTTGAACTCGATGTTGAGCTCAGTCAGCTTGGCCTTGAGATCGGCAGCGGTCAGCTTGGCCTTGTCACCGCCAGACGACACGTCGCCAAGCAGCACATGGAAGTCTGGGTTGAAGTCGTAGTCTTCGATCAGAACGAAATCGCCCTGGCCTTCGCCCCACGGTTGAACTTGAATAACTGGCATCTGTGTTTCCTCATGCGGTGAATGCCGGGGCCGAAGCCCCGGACATGATCAACCCAGCAACAGTGCGGTGTGGTTCGGCTTGATGTTGGCAAAGCCCCACGCGATGGACATCTCGTACCGCACTTGACGGTACTGCTTGTACACCGCGACCTCGAAGGTCAGGCCCGAGCGCGGATCAGTGATCAGCGTGCGGTCGTCTGCCATATCGCCCTCTTCCGGCAGCGCAGGAGCGCGAGCGGCGAGAACGATTGCGGAGCGATGGAAGGCCATGTTGCGAGCGGAGGCCGAGATCACGGTGATCGCGGTAGCTGCGGCAGGGATCGCTTTGCGCAAGCCTGGCGCGGCCAGGGTGATGGTGCCGCCGTTGGAGGTGTCGGTATCGCCGGATGCCAACACATACTTGTTGGTGTCACCAGCCAGGGTCACGATGTCACCAGCCAGAAGGGTGCCGGTACCAGCCGAGGCCAAGGTCAGCACAGTCGAGCCAACTGCGTAGCCGGCAGCGTTGGTGGTTGCACCAGCGCCAGTACCAGGAACACTGGTGAGGATCTGGCCAGACTCGCGCACATCCATGCCATGCAGAGGCAGCAGAATGCCTTGGCGCAGCAAGGAGGTATCGTTCGCCTCGTTCGCCTTGGTCAACTGAGCCAGGGTGCGCATGTTTGCGCCAGCAGTGGTGTCGATCACCAACTGCAGGTCAGCCTGAGGGGTGCCGTTGTCCACCAGGATTTTACGGACCTGAGCCGGATCGGCCAAGTTGGTCGCAAAAGGAGTGGTGCCGGCGGTGCCGTACGCGCGGGAGAACGTGGTGTGCAGCGATGCAAGGTCAGCTTCGACCTCGTTGCACAGAGTGCGCATCGCTTGCTGCATCTGGCTCAGGCGGATGGCTTGGTAGCCTGGACCAGAGTTCACGCCCAGTTGCTCTTCACCGTTCCAGCGGAAAGGAACACCGCGGGACTTGGTGATAGTGATGGAGGTGTTTCCGATGGTTTGGTCACCATCGTTCGGCGCGGTCACGCCCGGGGTGATGTTGGACGCAGCCGCGGCTGGGGCCAGTTCAACCACAACAGCCTGGCCGACTGCGGCGCGGGCCGCGCGGGCGTCCATGGTTACGGCGGGGATCAAGCCCACCTGTTCGCGGGAAATGACGTCCAGCGATTCGTACAGATCCGGGATCATCCGGGTAAGGGTGTTAGCCATTATGCGAGCTCCAAAAACGAAAAAGCCCGCTAGGCGGGCACGGGATCAAATGAATTGCGATTAATCCGTAATCGTTGCTTCCCGAGCCGCCTTCATTTGTTCGGCGGCCGGCAATGCTTCGAATTGCGAACGGGTGTAAGTCTTCTTGCCGCTGTTCGGAGCACCGCCGTTTGGAGCACCACCACCGTTGCCGGGGGCACCCTTCAGGATGTGATCGCGCTGCGGGTACTGCTCAACAAGGGTTTCCATTGCCTCGTCGAAGTCGGCCAATTCGCCAGGACGTGAACGGCTGAAGATCTTGTTGCCGTGCTGGTCGTAGGCGACGGTCTTGCCGTCCTCGATCTTGAAGGCCGTGCCGAAACGGGCCTGAACAAAGTCAGCAGGGATAGCCAGCTTGTCAGTGATGAACTTCGAGCGGCTGAAGGAGCCACCGATGCGTTCTTCATAGAGCTGCTTTTCGAAGGTCGTCGCTTTGGTGTTGGCTTCGTCCAGTTGGCCTTGGAAGGCTTTGCTGATCTCATTCCGCACCGTGTCGATCTCGCCGGCATCCACCAGCTTTTTCTGATCTAGCTTGGAGACGATCTCCAGGGCTTTCTTGGCGGCCGCGCCGTCCGTGATCCCGTCGAATGCCTTCAGCGCTGTTTCAGCCGCCTCTTTGCCTTCGCGATGGGTCTTGGCTTCGGAATTGAGACGGGTGATCGTGGCGACAGTGCCAGGCGCATCGAATGCCACCTCTTTGCCGTCGTCATGCACATACACCGGCTTGCCGTCCTGCAATACAACGTTGCCTTGCTCGTCGAGTTTCAGTTTCATGTGGGTCTCCAGGCATCCGCCCGTTGTTGAGCCATCCGGCCCTGTGCGGCGCTATCCATCCGGAATCGCGCCCAATAAAAAGCCCCGGCGGATGCCAGGGCTGTTTGAATTCGTTTGCGGTCAGTCGTAACGTATTGTGAAATTCTTTCTCGGGAGTTGGTGCGGAATACCGAGACGATCAAGCTCAAACCTGAGAACCCTGATCGTTTCAGGTCCTACTCCTCGGCAGGAGATCAGGGTAGTGAGGTCCAAGCTAGCGGCTCGCTCAAGAGTCACGATACCCGCGCGCGTCAACGGGTTCACAAAACGAGCTTCGAGCCCAAGGCTATCAATTCTGGTATCGCTCATGAAACTACCACCCTCTCCCCATTGAGCAAGCACCCAACGCACAGCAGAACCTTCGTCCCGCCAGTTGGCTTGCCGTTCTTCATCATGACGCCGATCTTGGTCTCCAAGACTTCCCTGCCGCCGCAACGATGGCACTGAACCATCGCTTCCGGCTTCGGCATCGCACGCACACGACGACGAACCAGCTCGGCCGGGGTATCCGGTGGAGCGGTGCCGTCGATAACGTGGAAGCGGGGTTTGTCGGTCATGCAGAGGCTGTGCCTGCCAATTCCCGAAGGCGTTGGTAATCAGCAAGCCAGCCTGCGCGTGCCCA